GGTCTGGTGGTGTTTAACGCCCCGCCAGCTCCCATTGTGTAGGTCTGTGTGCCAGCGGCCAAGGTGAGGGCTTCGGACACGATGTAATAGACGTAAAGCCTGTCGATGCTCCACGAATCGAGCATGGAATTGAGCGCCACAAGCCCATCTTGCGCCTCGTCATCATCCGGCGTTTCGCCCTTTTGCAGGACTTTCGCCAACCGCATGGCGCGGGTAATGAGGGAGAGGGCTGTAGCCATTATTTATCGTCCAATACCTTGATGAGGGTTTCTGACTTCATGGCGTAATTGGGGGCATCGCCGGTCTTTTTCTTGAATTCCTTGTCCAGCTTGTTCCTGTCATCGCCCTGCTTCTTCAGTTCGGCCTTAACAGCGGCCTCCACCACGTCATCGGTGGTTACGCGCAGCTTTGCCGGTGAATCCACCCATCCATTCGGTGCGGTGCTGACGTGGGGGTCGGGCATCCCCTTGTCGGTGTCATAGACCTCGCCCCAAGGAAATTGCTTGTGATAAAGAACCGTTCTCATGCGCTCACCTGTACGTCTAGCTGCCACTTGGCAGGCCATGTTTTCTCGCCCGAGTGCAGAAGGTTCGTCCCCTGCACCGCCCATATATCGAAACCGCATTCCTTCGCCCGCTGGCAGAAACTAATGTCCTCGCCAAGGAAGGCATGACCCTTGCGCCCACAAGGAAAGAGGTCGTAAATCTTCCCCTCGCTGTCCTCGTAATACTCATCAGGCCACTTGGCAATCATTGCCTCAAACACCACCCGCTTAACGCGCATAAATCCCGCAGGGCCGTAATCAAGGCCGATCAAGTCGTTAGCCCCATCCTGCGGCAGACGGCGCTCAGGGACACTCATAAGGGCGGGGAAGGCCAGCCGCTTGTCATCTTTCACGCAGTACAAGCCCATTGATATATCCACATCGGGGCGGCACAGCTTGGCAAAGTCATCAAGCGCAAAACCGACATCGGCGTCGATGAATATCAGGTCAGTTGCCGGAGAGGCGAGAAACCGCTTCACCAGCAGATTGCGGGCGCGATCTATAAAGGCGTCGTGCGGTACAACGTCAAGGGCGATGCCCATGCCCGCCTTGCCGCAATGCCGCGACACTTGGCACAGTCCGGCGACGGTCGTGTGGTGTATCTGCCCGTTGTAGGTCGGGATGCCAAGGTAGATCATGACGCCCTCCGAAACGCGATGGCGTAGAGGTTCCGGCATGACCCACGGTTAGAGGTTATCTCCGTGAATCCGGCATCCTTCAGGGCTTGCATCAGAATGTCCCGCGTAAATCCGCAGTGGTGCGCCATGTAGGCGTTTTCAGCCACCATCGGGCGATAGCCATAGAGCAGGTCTAACGCCCGTATCGGACCGCCTTCTGATTCAAAGATCACCGACTCATCAATCACCAATCCCTCAAGATCAGGAACCATGACCAACAGATACCCGCCCACCTTCAGCACCCGATAAAACTCCCGCAGCGCACCGTGGACTTCATGCGGGTAGAGGTGTTCTAGGTTGTGCGAGGAATAAACAGCGTCAAACTCGCCGATGTCGCCCATGTTGGTAATGCTTGCCACCACATCGGGCGAGGCGGCGCGGTCAATGTCTAACCGTACTTCCTCGTATTTCTCAAACAGGTGCGGCTTGGCGGCGTTTCCACATCCAGCATGTAAAAGCCTCATGCGATCACGCCCGTCTGCTGCGGGTTGGCTGAGTTACTCCCGCCAGGGCAAGCCAAGAGGTATTCGTGGAAATTGCCAGGGTAGGCTTTCTCCGTGGTGTGGTGCGTCACGTTGATGTTGGGAACGCCCCAAATCTGCCCGCCTGACTCATTCCAGCGCCGACAGAATGCGTAATCTTCGCCGTACCACACGCCTTTATGGACGCCGTGGTTGAAGATGTCCACGCACAGGCTTTCTTTGTCCACATACAACAGTTCGGGGTACATCATCATGAAGCGGGACACCCCGCCCTTGGTGATCTTCAAGAACCCCGCGGGGATGGTGTTCATTAGCACACACCCATCCTCACGCACTCTTGGCCTGCCGTGAACATCGGGCAGGATTTCCCCCATGTATTCCTCTTTGTCGCGCTTGAACCTGTAGGTTCCCGCCGTGACTTCCCCCCGCGCTTCAATCAGCGTCAGCAGGTCTTGCGGCTCCCATGAAAGGTCGTGGTCGATAAACACCACCACATCCGCATTTGCATCCAAAGCCTTTCGGAGCAACGTGGCGCGGGCTGCCGAGATGTAAGGACATCCCACCTCCATCACCATGCCCTCGTCCCATCCTGCCGCTTTTATCAGCGGGATAGAGGCTTTCAAACTGTCTAAACACACCTGATAAGGCTTCGTCAGGGTCGGGATGCAAAACACCACCTTTTTGTTTGCCATAATTGGGGCAGGGCCGAAGCCCCGCTTGTACTCCTAAAACTTAAACGGTTGCGTAAAAACCCAGGCCGATCAGGGTCAACTGAACTTCTTGCAGCGCGGCAAGCTGCGACGCGCCGAACGAGGCCGAAGTCGCCAGCGCCGAGGTGGCGTGAACCGCAGCGGAGTAAGGCCGACGAGTTACCGGAGCCTTGCCGTAAAAGCTGATGATGGCGGCAGAGGACTGACCAAGAATGGTTCCGTCAGACTGCGTGCCGTCGAGGTATTGATAAGTAGCCATAATCTTTCCTTTCCAGAAATGAAAACGGGGGCCGAAGCCCCCGCGTTATTCAGTTACGGTTCAGCCCCACACTCTACACGCGAGTTCGGGGTAGGTCGTGACATACCCGAACAGCACATCCGAACGGCACGGGAACTGGTCATTCACAATGTCGTCGCCTTGCCACAGGCGCATCGAGATACCATCCATAACCTTGCGCGAAGCCATTTGAGCAGCGCGGGGCATGGGCAGGTCAACCGAGGCGAACGTGAACGCGTCTTTGTGGAAGATCAGGTTCTGCGGGTAGACCGTGGCGCTGGTCGTGCCGTAGAACGTGATAGCCGCGTTATTGGCAGGCAGGGCAGACACGTTTTGCAACGCCCCGGAGGTCGGGCCGTAAATGGTCGGGGAGACAGCCAGGGCAAGAATCTCGTTAGAGGCGGCGGTGCTTGTCGCTGTGACCACAAACTGCTTCAGGCTGGTCAGGGTTTGCTTGGTTTCCGCGTTCACATCGAACACCGAACCAATGGTGAACACTTCACCCTGAACCACCGTATCGGTAGCACCCGTAAGGCCGTCAATGGCGATCGTTGTTGCACCAGTGGAGACGGCACCAGTAACCAGCACCGTGCCTGCGCGTGTGCCCATCGTCACAGAACGGATGTTCTGGTCAATGGCCCACTTCAGATCAATAGCGCGGGTCATCACACCCGAACGATACTGGTCGGCAATCGCATCGCCAGCTTGGAACAGACCCTTCAGGCCGTCAACGGTACGCGCCATAGCAATCGGGTTAAGGATTGCAGTGCGGTCGCCGTCGCGCGGAGCGAGGTTGTCATCCAGCTTGGCCTGAGCATCACCCCAGACCTGATAGGTCGCCGGAGTCGTGCCAGGAACGCCCACCGAGTTGTACACATCGAGCGACATCGCAAGAGCGGTGTAGTCGATCTGCGCGGCCAGCACCGACATAGAGGGCTTGAGGAAGCGGTCGGAGAAGTCATCGACTTTCAACGCAAGTTCCGCGCTGGTGAAGTTGATGTCAACACCCTTCTGGTTCGTCACCGGAAGGCTGACGTAGGTTTCCGTGTTGTTCTGCACCGACATCACCGCGCCGGAGCGAACGGTGTATTTCGGGGGCTTACGAACACGCAAGGTATCGCCAATTTTCGCGCCGGTTTGGGCGAAAGAATTGTCGTAGTCTTTATTCACGTTCTTGACGAACGAAAGATTACCGTGAAGGACGCGGAGCGCCTCGTTAGTAACCTTATCAATGGTGAGCAAGGTATTTGACATGGTGTTTCCTTTTGCAGTCAGCCTCGCGGCTGTCTAGTGGTCAACCCCTCTTACGGGCGGCAACTTGCCGGTTTCGCCAGTCAATCCAGTCCTTCGTGTTAGACGGGTCAGGTTCAGCAGAGGTCGCTGATGCCTTACCGCCAACCGGAGAAATGGGGGCTGGTGCGCCGGAGGGCTTTTTAGGTGCGGGTTTGCTTAGTGTTGCTTCGATCTTGCCGATCTCTCGCGCTTGCGCTGCGGGCGACAGGGAGGCGATGCGTTCTGCCTCATCAGGGTTCTTGGCTAGGTGATACACAATCAGGTGTCCGTCCTCTGACGAAACAATCGCCTCGGCCATAGCCTTGGTTACGATTGCGTCCGAATCGGACACCACTTCCTCAAAGTCAGGAATAGACTTCGCCGCTTCCCTGCTACGCTTCTGGAAATCCTCAACAGCTTTGCGCTCGGTGTCTTGGTGCGCTTGCTGCTGGCGATCCTCTGACTGCTTGGCTAACCGCTCGTTGACCCGTTGATCGGCTTTCCACTCGGCTCGCGCCTCGATGAAGCCCTCGTAATCATTGAACTGCTCGCGCTTGGGTTCGCCATCGGTAACAGGCTGTTGCACAGGACGTTGCCGCATTTCCTGCTCAACCTTGTACCGAGTCTCAATCTCGATGCGCTTTCTGCGTTCCTTTGACAAACGCTTTTTAAAAATTTCATCTAGTTCTTTTTGACTAAATGTTTTCTCTACCGGCTTACTTTCCCCACCTTCAGCCGCCGTTGCTTCGGGGGTGACTTGCTCTACTATTTCCGGTGTAGATACCGGCTCGGGCGTTATTACGCCCTGACTTGCGTCATCCATTGTTACTCCCAAGAGGGAACTGGCTGTCTCCCGACAGTCACCGCAGAAACCGTCTGCGTGCGGGTAATCTTAAGTAAAGAGGCCGATGGCAAGCACCGTTGCGCCCGCGCCGGTTGTGACTTTCCAAGGGCCGGTCACTGCGCCGATGCCCAATTTG